CAAGTCCAAAGATAACCTGTAAGAAGGTATTGACAATGATGATTGCCTTTGTAAGGACATTAACAACGGCAACAACAGCAGGAATAACTGCCTGTGCTAATGTGTTGCGTAATCCTTGCCAAGCCGCTCGTAGATTAACAACGGCTGCTTGTAGTTGATTAGATTTCTTAATCAGGTCCGCACTCATCGTAGCCCCTAATGCGTTGTATGTAGCAATAAGGTGTGCGGTCTGTTGATTTGTCATATTAAACACAGTAGCAAGTTTAGAAGCATCTTCTGCGAAGATTTGATGTGCTATTGCGTTTCGTAGTGTCGCGTTCTCTACATTCTGTAAAGCCGCGATTGTTCTGTTCCAAAGTTGTTCTTGATTTAGAGAAGCAACCTCTGCGGCAGAAATACCTAATTGTTCGTAGGCGGCAATCATATCCTTGGAGCCGTTGATTACTTCAATTTGGCTTTCTGTCAAGGTCTTCATAATTTCGCCTAACTCACCAGCCTCTACACCAGCCCTATCTAATACATAGGTCCATTCTTGAAAAGACTGTGCGGAGAAGCCCGCTCTTTGTGCGGCTACATCTATTTCTGCTGCCATCTTGGAAACGCCAAGTGCGTTGATAGGTAGAAGGACAGCAAAGATAGCGGAACTTAAACTAATAAAAGCACTGGTTAGTTTAGATATTTCTAATTTAACTGCTTTTGTGGCTGCTTTCATTTGTTCGGTTGCTTGTTTGTAATTTCTCGCTGCCACTTTGACTTTCTTAACGATGTCGTCGCCCCATTCTTTTGCTTCGTCATCATCCAGATAACCTTCATCATAAGCCAAATGGAAGTCTGCCATCTCTGTTCGTATTTGTGTTATATAGCCTTCACGAAGAGCCTTTAAATCTTTCTTCATCGCCTTTGCGGCTTTAACACCGCTAAAAACATTGGTTAATTTACTACTTTGTGTAGCCAAAGCACCAAAGAAATCAATGCGGGCAATGCTCTCCATTGTGCCTTTCATTTCTTCCAGAGAAGCAGTTGTCTCATCGACACTCATACCTGTTTGTGCGGTTTGACCTGCTATTCCCATCTTTTGGAATACTTTGGCAATCTTACCGCCCTCTGTGGTTAAACTTGATAGACCGGACTTGGCTTTACTTCCAATGCTATCAAGGGTTTTCTTAACTTTGCTACCCGCCTCGCTAACATCTACTAATGACTTACTTGCTTTCTTACTTTCAGTATTAATGTGCGGTATGTTTTGCTTGGCGGAGGTAGCAATTTCGCCTAACTTTGTTTTGGCTTTCTTGACACCAGTGGTTAAGTCGCTGATGTCAAACTTAATTTTTATATTAAGTTGTTCCGCTGGCATAATTCTTTCCATCCTCCTTCTTCATTTTTGCGTTATGCTTCGCAGCAAACTCCAAAAATCTATTAACAGAGTTTTGTGTTGCTATCTCTTCCTTGCTTGTTTCTACCTATTCTTGCTTCGCAAACAAAGTAGGATAAACTTCGCCAATAGTAGGGAACTTAACATCGTTAGATACCATTCTTGCGGCAGAGATACCAATTAAATCAGCCAAGGAGTAGTCAAACTGTGCTTTCATCTTCATTCGCCATTCAACACCTTTTAAATAGCGTTCTACTTCTCCAACAGACATATGCCAAAATTTTTCTTCTTCCAAGCCAAAGTTAATGCTGGGTTGGAGAAGTGAAAGCACTATTTCAGTTATTGTTGATGGCGGGGTTAGTTTTTTCCAGTGGCTTCCTCTTCGTCTGTATCAGGTAGATATCCAGACTTCTTAAACACATCAACGAATACATTGATTAGTTCATACATATTGTGTCCTTCCTCAATGTATTTATCAAATAAGTCCATAGTCTTATCTAAATTGAAGCCGTGATGATAGTTTTGTAGCATAGCGTGTAGCATAGTAATCATATCCATCATCTTTGGCATTTTATTCTCGGTTGTAGCAATCAGCATATTGATAGGATTGTAGCCAAGAGCCTTTTCAAGTTGAATAGAAGTGCGAGTAGTTAGTTTTAACTGATAAGTGTTTCCACCAATAATTAGTTCGGTAATCATAAACGATGCCTCCAAATATTATAAATAAATTGAAAAGGGATGGGATTTAATCCCATCCCTATGTTAATTACGCAAAAGCGATAGCACTCTCAACGGAAAGGTTAAGGGTGTAGGTTAGTGCGGCATTAGGTGCGGCACTGTCAAAACGAACTGCTGGGGTAGCAGTAAAGGTTGCGGCAATACCATCAGGCATAGATACCTGCCAATCCATACTCTCTTCCATAGCGGCAAGGGTCTGGAACTGCTCTTTCTCGTAAAGGAACTTAAACGCAAGGGTCTGGGCACTGTCGCCAAGACCAGCAATAGACTTCTTAACTTCGTCGGTGAGAACCGTTACGTCAATCATTTCCTTCTCGCCATTACCAATCTCTGGGATTTCCATTAGGTTGGTTAGAACAGTGTAATCGTTGCCATCAGCCTTATAGCCAAGGGTAATACCTTTTGTTAAAATACCTGCCATAATATCATTCTCCTTAATTAGAAGACCTCCAAAGCAGTTGCTTCGTAGGTCAGTATTTTTTGTATCATTGTGCTATTTGGGTCGCTTAACTCTGTGCCGCCTGTTCTTTTAAAACCAAGCTGGCGAAGTGCGGCATCAATAGCACACGCATAGTGTTGTAATTCTTCAATCTTGTTGCCCCACACTTTCACTTGATAAGAGATAGAACTATATCCTAATGTGTCGCCTGTCTCTTCATCACTGTTGTTTAGCTCCATATAGGAGATACAAGGTGTAGCCAAGCCACTGTGTAGGAATAGTTCATAATGAGTAGGCAAAATGGTTTCAAGTGCGGCAACAAGGTTAGAGTGAAAATCAACCATTTTTTATCGCCTTCTTTATCACTTTCATTATCTTTTCTTTGTTTTCGTTAAGTGCTGGTCGTAAGAAAGGTTGCGGGCTCATACCGCTTGTGCTATGCCATTCACCTTTTTCATCTTGGTAATGCCAAGGCACATCCTGTCTTCCTCCCTCTTCCGCAAACAAGCCAGTGCCATATTCAACATATGGTGCGTATTCAGCAGGAGCATATACAATACCCTCGGTTCCTTCTACCTTGCTTGCTATTGTGCGGCGTAACTCACCAGTGCTTTTAGGAGCTTTCTTCTTTGCCGCACGCTCTACAAGAGCACACGCTTTTCCAAGCCCTTCGATAGCATTACCTTCAATACTATCAAGCATATTGGTTATACCGTCTAATCCACTAATATTAGCAGACATTTACCTCACATCCTTGACATAAACACCTGTTTAAATCGCCCCATTGGATTAACATACTCAACTTTTAGCCGCTCTTCTTGATACTCAATTACATATTTATTACTTACTTCGGCATCAGTAGTTAATCCAATGTAGGAGCAATGGTTATACAGAATGTTTTCCTGTGTAGATTGAGAAGCAATGTTAATTGCCATCGTAATGGTGCCTTGTGGTTCCGCACTTAACTGCGGCTGACCATAACTATTTTTGTCGCCGTAGGTGTAATACTTGTAATCCCGCATTTGTGCGTTAATCATAAGGCTTACACCACCTTAATCTTACGCTTACCGTTTAGAAGCTTTTGTAGGTCTTCTGGTAAGCCATTTATGTAGGTTTCACTTACTCCGCTATAAGATTGTGCCGCCAAGCCATCACTACCCATACGGAGAAGTTTAATAACCGCAATACGTTCTGCCGCAAACTCTAATACTGCGTCAGCTTGGCGGCGGCAATACTCTTCAACTTCCATTAAGGAAATCTTGTATGCCAAACCAATCTGTGCGTCAGTGTAATTCTTTGCGGCATCACCAAGTAGAAGTTTGATTTCTTCTAACATTTTAAGCCCTCCTTACATTAGAGAAAGGAGGAGAAGAAATCCTCCTCCTATTAATCCCTTATCAATTAGCCGCCAACGACGATCTTAACGATCTTGTTAGCATTGGTTAGAGCAACGATAGCAACCTTACGAACCCAGTAAGAGTTGTTGCGATGGTCGGCATCACGCTCATATTCGGTTTCGGTGTCCTTCTTGATGAAGACGGTAACAGCTTCCTTGGTAGCAAGATAGCCCTTGCCAGCAGGAATAGCCTTAGAAACGATTACTGGAACGCCAGCAACAGTGCCGATGTAGCCAGTGCGGACAAAGCCCTCGCTGTAAGAAAGGTCCTCACGGAGAGCCTTACGGAAAGCAGCCTTGTCAGCTGGGGAGATGAGTAGGAATAGACCCTCTTCATTCTCAACGTTCATCTTTGCGATGCCATCAACAACAGCATCAAAAGACCAAGCGGCAACAGCAACTTCAAGAGTAGCCTTATCCATCTCGGCAACTGCGT